CTACTATTGTAGCTGTCCAACCACTTGGTACATAAATAGTAATCCCTGCATTGCTTGGTGTATTAGCACCATTTCCAAAAGCCCATTCATAAGTAGTATTTTCTAAAGTTGAATTTTCTTCAGCCCAAATAGGAATCATATACTCAGTATTCCCTGCTGCACCTGTATCACCTGTGTCACCTTTAGCTCCAGTATCACCAGTAGCTCCAGTGTCACCTTTAGTTCCACCTTGTTTTATGCCGTCTTTTATAATATCCATTTTAATTATCTACTAATACTATATCAAACCCACCTACTGTATCCATAGCAGCTGAAGCGAAATGTAAATTAATTTTAATATCTGTTTTTTCAGGAATACCACCTGCTGGAACTCCATACTCATATTGCCAGTAAGAACTCCCTATATTTACAAGACCAACTTCTCCTTGTGTTAACCAAGCACCATTTATACCATTGTTAAGTTTCATTAACCATCTAAACGTACCATCTTCCCCGTTTTTATTAGAGTTAGATAATCCAACATAGCCTTTAATAAAATACCCAGTCTTACCACTTGGTATTGTGTAAATACAATGTAATGTCTGTCCATCTCCTGCACCAATATAAATTCCAACATCTCCTGCTGTGACTCCACTTCCTGTAGACCTAGCATAAACTGTTATATTTCCTACGTTTGTATTTCCAGTTCCTGCTTCATAAACAAATGCTCTAAATAATCTTATATAAGTATTTGATAATTGAACTACACCAGTTCCATTAAGTGTGACTGTTTCTTGTTGTTCATTCCAATTACTGTCAAGACCCATAACTATAACCTGTATTGCACCTGTACTACCTTCATCATCACTGGTACTTGTGCTAACAATATCAACATTAACTGCTGCTGTTGGATAGAATGGATAAACTCCACCACCACCCCAAACATCATCACCTGTTGTAGCTGTACTATTATGACCAAATTTATTAATATGAGAATGTCCTGGAATATCTCCTTTAGATACATTCATATAAAATTCACTTTCTGAATTAACTCTTCCAATAACATTAGTTCCTGCTGCAATCACTGGGTCTGCAGTTAAAGCCACTGCACTATTTTTAATATTAAGCATAACATCTACACTACATGCTCCTGCAGTTTGTGTTATCTGTACTCTTACATTCTGTGTATCTTCTTGACCAAAGTTAATTGAACCTACTGCAACAGATAGATTAGTATTGGTTGCACTGTATATTTTAGTACCGTTATCAGAAGTAAGTGTAATAGTTCTTGATTCTGCAGTAGTAAAATCAAGTGTTAAAGAATCAATTATATAATCACCATTACCTGCATTGTTTACAGTCTCATCATAAACTGCTGCATTTAAATCAAAAGCAGTATCATCTATTAAAGTAGTTATACCTAATTGTTGAGATACTTTAACATTCCCATCACTATCAAACTTCTCATTCTCTAATTGTGGTAAAGGTTTATTTGGTCTTGTCATATTAACTGTTATCTATAAAGTATTCATTAATAGCATCTTGTAAGTTAGTGAATGTATATCCTTTAGAAACTAAAGCTTCTTTCCAAGCATTAGTATAGTTTTTAGTTGTAGCTCCATTAGCTAATAACCAAGTCATCCACATGTCTGTAGTGTTACCTTCTGTCACAGATAACTCATCATATAAGAAGTCTCTTTCAAGATTAGTTACATTACCTGTAGTTACACTCAGTTGGTTTTTATAAAATTTAAGTTCGTTTATATTGTTTTTTAATACAGTCATTTTACACCTTCTCGTTTAAATAATTAAAAAAATAAAATAAAAAATACGCATTTAAGCGTATGTTGCAATAGTACAAATAGCATTTGGGTGTAGTACCTGGAAGTCATATTCCTCATGTGCTACAATGTCCCAGAATCTGCCAAGTGCATGGTATTCTTTCTCAACCATTGGGTCTCGCTTAATAGCATAACCAAATGCTGATTCTCCAGTTTGTGAACGTGCTAGAACAACTGCTTTAGCTACATTCGCTGATGTAGGAATACTATGTGAAACATAAGTGTTTAGTCCAAATAGGTTACCAATTAAACCTTGTTGGATTGCATCTCTAGTTCCAAACTTGTTAGCTTCATTAATTGTACCAAGATTTAACAACTGTTCCTTTTGTGTATAATTTAACAATAGTGCGAAATTATTAACATATAAGTCAGTTTCGTTTAATCTGATAGCTTTTGTAATTGATGCGTAGTCTAAAGTGTCTGTTGATGCTAAGTCAGTTGTTGCTGATTTGCTGTTAACAAGTACTTCATTACCTGCTCCATCCTGTACACATGTAACTGCTAATGCATCTTTTTTCTGTGCTAAGCTGTATCCTAGTTTTTTAACCATTCTATCAGCTACATTGAAAAATGCTCTAACTGCTTCTTTTCGTGTAATTTGATAAGCTACACCATACTCTGTTGGAGTGAATGTTACATTTCTAGTTGAAAAACTTGAAATTCCAATATCAGTTGTTTCTGTCAAAGCTGCTGCTGCACTAGGTGCTTCATCAATAGTTACTTTGTAGTCTACTCCTGCTCCTCTAAAGTCAAATTGCTCTGCTAAGGGTGTGAAGATTAAATTCTTTTCTTCATAGTCTCTTAGTTGAAAATCCCAAATGTTTGGATTTACTGCTACTGCTTCTGAATCAGTAGATATAAAAGCGTTAGATGTGTCTAATGCTTTTTTAATATATTCTTGTGCTCTCATTTTATGCCTCTATACATTATTCATTTTAGCTTTATCTCTTTGTATTAACTCGTAACCTTCTTTACCAAAGAATTGCTCTGATGCTTTCTCTTGTAAATCTAGTGCTTCGTTATCGGATAAGCTATCAACCTTAGTTTTAATATCAACTGGTTGATTGCCCTTAAAAGGGTCTTGTTGAACGACATTAGCTTTGCTAGTTGTCATTTCGTCAACTTTCTTAGTTAGAACATCTAACTTAGTAGCTGATTCTTTTTCCTTTTCAACTTGAATATCTAACAATTTCTTATTATCTGCTTCAAGTTCTTTGATTTTTGCATTAACTGCAAATTCCTTTTCTGCTTCTGCTTTCGCTTCAGCTTTAACTTTTTCCATAACTTTCTGGGTATCATCAGATACTAAGGATTTCTTAGCATCGTCAATATCCTTTTGCATAGCTGCTTTGTCTTCTGGAGTAAGTGTGACTTCTTCTGCCATTTTACTCTGCCTCCATCTTCTCTATTTCAGCGTACATGGTTTCTAGTTGTACATAAGCTTCTTCTCTTTGCTTATCATACATATCTAATTGTGCTTCTGCTTGATATTTAGTTTGTCTGTACTTGTACCTTTCCATTGCTTCAAGACATTCCCAAAACTCTTCGTCTTGTTCAAATTTCATCTTAACTTGATTATCTAGTGGTCTAAAGTTATCAAGTTTAATGTTCCACATCTTGTCTTCAATTTCCCATTGCTCTTTATAATTTGCAATAGTCTTTGGAAGTTGGTCCAACTGATTTTCAAACATCATGCACTCTTTTGCCATGCTGTTTTCTGCACCGATAATTGATTCATTACCAATGTCATCTTTTATTTTATGTTCATTATCTACCATTTCTTTCACCTATCCTTTACATCTGCCCAGGGTTTATTATCATGTTCACAATAAACTGATAAGTCGACATATACTGGAATATTATAGTTGTACATATCATTAAAGAAAAAAATATCACTATGCCCTTTCAATCTTGGTTCATACCAAAATGGAAACTCGGTAAAGATTTCTCTCCTAATCAAACAACAACCCATACCACCTGCTGCTACTGGCATTAAACCTTCACTAGGAAGTTTCTGTGCTTCTTCAGCAGTTAGTAATCTTGTGCCAAAAGCTTGTAAAGTTTCATTCCATTTCTTAACTGTAATACATGGATGTCTTTGTCCTTTTGACTTATCGCCAATCATGTATAAACCTGTTATTACTGGTTTACCACTCATAATTAACTTTTGTATAAAATCTTTTTCTGGAAATATATCACTTTCCAAGGATATCATATAATCATACCCATCATCTATCGCAACTCTTCTTGCAAAGTTTTGAGACCTTGTTAAAGACTCTCTGGTATTGTTACCCCTTTCAACATGGTAAGCTTCTAATCCCAGTGATTTAAGTCTTTCTACATACTCTTCGTCTATTGAGTTGTCTATATATATATGTTTATAGTCTGGAAAATTAAACTGTTTACAATTCTCCACAAATTCAGGTAAGCAGTATTCTTTGCCTGAATAAATTGGTGTATATACTAATACTTTCATTATGCTGCTGTTACGATACTTCTCGGATTAGCAGGGTCTTCAAACATAAAACTAAAACCATCAAGTCTTCCTTCGATTGCAGTTGCATCATCTGTGTTCCATTTAGTAATAAATGCTTCTAATGATACTCCTTTAGCTTTCTGTATTAATTTTCTATATCTCTTGTCTATTTGTGCTTTTACCCACAAAACTCCCTTTTCAAAGACTGCCTTAATCCCTTTCGCAATTCCTCTCTTTTCACTTAATTTCTTTCCAATTTCTTCGTTACTACCAGTTGTAGCAACTATTCTATCATACTCTTTATGGTCAAAGTCTCCAATAATAACTTTACCTTCATTAATATCATCTGCCCATTTGTTTAATAACTCAGGGGTGTAACTATCACCATGATTATCAAAACCTGTATCAGCCAATCTGAAACTAACATACTCTTCACCATCTGCTCCTTTTTTAATAAAGTCTCCTGTAGTATCTAATTCAAATACTAACTTTCTAGTCTGCATTGATTTTGCATGTGACTCAGGTTTTCTTTTAGTTTGTTTCTTTAACCACTCATTAGCTACTACTAATGCTACTTTATCTCCTTCTTTCTTAAAAGCAGTGTTATAAATAGCAATCCATTTAGCTTTAAGTGTAGGTGTTAACTTTTTAATGTAACTTGGTAAGTTACTAGAATTATTCGAGAAAGGCATCTTGAGTAGATTCCTCCTCCTCTTCTTCAACAGGTTCAGTTTGGTCAATAAAACTTTTATTTCGTACAATAGTCTCTATTAAATCAACTTCATCATTATAAAATATCATCTCAGCAGTAAGTCCAACTTGGACACCTTCACTGTCAAATATTCTATCCACTTTTTTGTCTAATAAGAATCTCATTTTTTAAGTTGGTCTGGTCTAGTTGTACCTTGAGCTCCTGTGCCTATCTTAGCATTAGCTTGACCTTCTCCTTTTCCTTGTCTACTAGGTGCCATATCTTTACCTCTAGGATTACCTGCCATAGGCATTACATCTTTAGGTTCAAATAATTTTGCTTTATAAAACATTCCTCTATCTGCTAAATACTCTTGCATAGCTTCTGGAGTCATTCCTAAACTCTGCATAATCTGTAAATTCTCAAATACTGCTTTTTCACTGAATCTATCATTTGGTGCAAATCTTAACAAAGAGTTACCTTTATTAATCTTAGGGAATAAGTCGAAGTTTATTTTATCTTCGATTACTTTTTTAAATGAAGTGATTGAAGTAGAAAAACTGTTACTTTGTGCATCACTATTACTTCTACCACTTGCATCTGGTATACCTACGTCAATAGGTGATACTCGTAAAAGTACTAATGTTTGCCCATCTAAATATTTTAAGAACATCTCGATTGACTCTTGTTCTTTCATATCTCTAAGAAGTTTAGTTTCCATATCTCCTTTTAATGGGAAAGGGACTTTAAAATCATTGTCGTGTCTACGCATGAAAGATAGTGTATTCTCTATGTCCGTGTCACTAGCAGTTTTAAAATTGTATAATATTCTATATTGTCCTGTTTTCCATAACCAAGCAACATATCTCTTAACCCAGTCTTTGATACATAAGTTTTCATATAATGCTTTCATATCAACTGGAGCATAACCGTTAGTTCTATCACCGAACTTTATCCAAGTAATATCTTTCTTATCCCATCTAGCATACTGACCTGTCTTAGCATTAGGTATCTTTGACTTATAACTAATTGGGTCTCCGTTAGGTTCTGTTATTGGGTCTATATTTAAAGAATCTAAGATGTTTAATGATTTAGTTGTATTATCAGTTGCTCTAACTGCTTCTACAAATACATTGTTAAATAACTTACCAAACAAACAAATCTTCCTGATTATGTTTTGTCTGAACTCAAACTTCTCTTCAAGTGCTAATTCAGAATTTTTATCGTAAGTTAACTTCTTTCTGTCCACTATGTTATGGTCGCCTTCCATACACTTGTCTACAAAGTGATTTATTGCTCCTCTAGCTATAGGGTCATTATCAACCATGTTTAAAACTGCTTGAAATGAGAAGTTAGGATACACCGTAGCTGTGTCTTTATTCCAAGTAAAACTACGTAGAGTGTCTTTAGAATGTGATTTTTTAATATATTTAGGACTACTTTTGGCTGCCAATCTACCCTTATAGACTGGTGCAGAATCTTTTATAAATGTTTTGGTTTTCATTTGAATTTATGCCCTTTTCCCAGGTTTACATTACATAATCTAGCTGTTGGTGATGGTGGTGTATGTGTATAACACTTCCATCTCACTTTGTATTCTGATAAATAATCTAAATTGGTTAAATACCATCTAGGATTATTATATACATCAGATAACTGAGCATCATATACCTCTCCTTCTTCATCTAAAGAATAACCTTGATGTTTTAACCAAGTATTATTTGTATGTTTATATTTAATTTTTAATGCCATGACATCTCATCCTCACTTCTTTCCCAACATAATAGGTAAGGAGCTTGTAAGTCCAATAAATCCCTATAGTTCCTTATAGTCTCTTTGACAGGAATACTAGGTCTTCGTCTAATAAGATAATCAGAAGTCATTTGAAACCCCTTGATAGTTACCTTTTGACTTTTCTAACCTTTTCCTTTCCATGTATGTACTACCTTCTCCTTCTTCGTAATATTCAAAAGCTTTAAGACCACCTTCTTCTTGTACAAAGAAGTAAGCACTTAATACAAAACTATCTATTAAGTCATCTCTATACCCAGGTGCAGCACCAATAACACTTTGTCTGTTACCAGTCTTTTGTTCTAATGCTAACATCTCAGTCTTAAGCTCATCATCATAATAACTCTCTATCTCTCCTCTATTAAGAGAAGCTCTAAATGCACCATACTTCTTCACTTTCTCACTTCTAAAGTTCATAGGTTGTACATCCCACCCTTTATCTTTCATTTCTCTAATAAGATAATCTCCTTGAGGACATTCATCAGGTATAATCCGCTGTACATTAAAATCTTTCATTAATGCTTCTATGTCTTCAATAAGACTATTATCTTTACCTACTTCATATGTCTTTACAAATAACCTTCTAATAGTATTATTCTCCATTAACTCGGATATAGTAATAACACTTCTACTAATAGTCTGCCCACCAAAGTCTACACCCATGTCACAAACACCTTGATATGTACTTACCATGTTATATTCTTTAGTGAATGCATCTGTAACCTTCATTGGGTCAAAGTATGATTGTTCTCCTTTTATAAATCTACAATAATAAGCTCTTTGTACTTCGTCAGTTTTACCGTCTCTGTTAAGTTGGTCCACTGTTTTCATTACAGTCTTAAAATAATCTGGGTTTTCTTCCTTTATTGCTTCTACCGTGTACAAACAGATGGAGACATCAGCTTCACCGTAGATATTGTCAGGGTCAACCAACCTATAAAAGAAGCCACTCGATACCCAAGGTGTGGATGTGTAAATCCTAATTGCATTAGTACTATTCCCAGTGGGATACATAAAATCGTAAAAGAACATATCAGTAAGTTTATCTGTTTTTCCTGCTTCATCTATAATCACCACACTAAATGTTTCTCCTAATACTGCCGAGGTTGGTGGATATGACTTAATAACACTACCTGACAAACTACCAACAAGCAAATTATCACCATGGACATCTTCATTGTATGGTTTGAAAGTAATAGTAGTGGTATTATTGGGGTCATCAGTGCTAAGCAAATCACTAAAAAATAGTTTCCCAAACATTGGTTTTTTATCTTCATCTTGATATGTCCTCTCTAGGAACCTATCTCCCAGTCTTAGGTATTTTTTCATTTCATATAACAATTTCTTAGCTTGTACATCACTTGCACTAGCTATTCCAACACTAGTATTCTCACTTAGTGTTCCAGGGTATTTATTAAATATTGTTGCCCAAATAGCAAATATAGCTATAGAAGTACTTTTACCAATCTGACGACTAGTTAAAGCAAGGAACTCCCTCGTTTCATCCTTATTCTTAAATGCTCTACATATATCCATCAAGAACTGTACTTGCCAAGCATATAACTTGACACCTAACATCTTCTCGGCAAATACTACAACATTCTCACTACAAGCTCCAATAAGACCTAAACTCTTATTTGGTTCTCGATGTTTTTGCATTCTTTTTATGAACGCTTTGTTTACTTTCGTTTCTTCTATCATCATCTAACTCTTTAATACAATCTGAACAAATCAATTCTCGCATTACATTTGTTCCCAAACTATCCAATAACCTTCTCGGTCTAATAAAATCTTCTTGACACATACTACAAATCTGTATGACTTCAGTCTTTAATCCCATATTGTTCCACCTTCTTTAAATAATCTGCAAATACCGTATCTTTCAAGTAATACTTAAGTTTCCTAAATGAAGTTTCTTTATTAAATTCTAATGTTCTCTCATATGCACAGTTATTTATTTCTAATCTCTTATCCAAAGTAGGGTTATATGTCTTGTCCAATAAACGATTCTCTTCGTCTTTAAAGTATTTCTTACCATACCTATCCATCTTACCCACTTTGTAATCTAACCAGATAATTTGAAATATATCACTCTTATTCTCTGGTGCCTCTCTACTCCTTCTCCTTCGTAATATATCATTTAAATGATATTTGTCCATGTTAACCACCTGTAACGCTGCTTCTACCCTTGCATCTAAATGCCAATCCATCTTAACTTACCATACCTTTCCGCTTCGCTTAATGCCTGGTGTTACCAGACCTTCCTATCTGCATAACTCTTCTTCTGTGCATTCTCTGCCCTATTCTGAGGTCCCAATGCATCACTATGATTTGTAGTCTCATTCTGAGGTGGTACATAACCTGGTGGCATATACACTGGACTCTTCTTAAACCTATCTGCACTTGCTTTATATGGCATACGACTCATTAATACAAAACTACCCTTAATAGTACCCGCAATTAAGTTCCTAATAGCTACAAGACTAGTACCAAATACATTACCATCATCATCAATCACTTGGACCGCCTTACCCGATTTAGTCATCTTTATTACTGTCACTTTATGGATAGTAAAACACTACTAGTATATAAATGTTTCGCACTATGGTGCTCTAAATCAATCAAATAGATTGATTATTTCGTACTATTAAACATATGTAGATAGTATAGATATTTCTTTAACGTATGTCCTCTCTAATATACACAATACTATACTACTGTGGTATTTCCTGAACTAGTATACATATTTGTATATTAATATATTATATATTATATTAGTATACATATTAGTATATTAATATATTATATATTATACTAGTATACATATTGATATATTAGTATGTTTAATTATATATTAGTATATGTAATATTATATTAATATATGTAATACTATATTAATATATGTCATACTATATTAATATATGTAATAAGATATTAGTATATGTAATACTATATTAATATATGTAATTATATATTAAT